CAGGACGCGAGCAGCTCGCGCATATCAGCCACGGTTAGCTGCCACGGCCAGACGTCGCTCCGGTAGGCGAGCGCCTGGTCTACCGGCTGGCCGAGCCACGGCTTGGCATCCCACATCTCAGAATGTTGGAAGGGTGGAATGACGTAATAGTCATCGCGCCGCACCGCACGCCGCACTTCGGTCGCTGACAGCAGTTCTTCGTGGACCTTCTCACCGCCCTGCCGCGCCGCGTTCGCCGCGCGCTCCATCGGGACGTCATCGACCGGCCGGAACGTCACGCCGTCCCCGGCGATCGCCTCGGCGAGCGTCGTGATACGCGCGGCCGGCAGGTGCGGGACGACGATCTCGCCACCGCGCAGGTTCGCGAGCGCCGCCAGGACGAGGTCGACCGCCTGCGCCGCGGTAATCCAGAACCTTGTCATCTGCGGATCCGTGATCTGGAGCGGCAGTCCGCGCTGCGCCTGCTGCCGCCAGAAGACGGCGACGGATCCGGTCGATCCGATGACGTTTCCATACCGCACGACGCCGCAGCGGAGGCCGTCGTGCATCGTCCGCGCGTTCGCGTTGACGACGAGATCCTCTGCCAGCCCCTTCGACTTCCCGTAGACGTTCTCCGCCCGGACAGCCTTGTCGCTGCTCACGAACACGAGCTTCCGGCACCCGGCAGCGCGAGCGGCGTTGACGACGTTGAGCGTGCCACAGACGTTCGTCTTCAGCATCTCCTCCGGCTCGTCCGGGTGCCCGCTGACGATCTTTCTGGCGGCGCAGTGGATCACAGCTTCGCAACCGTAGAAGAGATCCGGCAGCCGGCCGGCGTCGCGCACATCGCCAGCATAAACTCTGAAGCCTGGATGCCATGCGAACTCGCGTTGGAGCGCGGCTCTCTTCTGCTCATCGCGTGAGAACGTGGCTATGCGGTCGGCGCCCGATCGGCAGAGGCGCGAGACGAGCGCCCTGCCGAGGAACCCGGAACCACCGGTGATTACGACCTGCATCGCCGACTCGTATCGTGCTTGTAGACCATTCGCTCCTCATGTTCCCGGCGCGCCTGCCGGACGCGCGCCCGGAGCGCCTCGCCGGACGTCGCCAGCGGCCGGATGACCTGCCTCTCGAACTCGGCCTCAGGCAGGTACGCGTGCGCGGCGAACTGCTCCTCGTAGTCGTACGCGAGCCTGACGATCCGACGGCCCGCCTTGCGCGGTGCCGCCTGTGCCAGCGGGAGGTCACAGAGGCCGCCGTAGACCGTCACGACCGGCACCGCGTCGCGCATTTCCGGCGCGCCGGCGAGCCACCAGGACGACAGCAGGTCGGCGAGCCGCTCAGCGATCCACTGCGTGTTTACCGTCTCGCGCGCGTGCATGTGCATCGGACGCTCAGATCGCGCGGACGTCCTCGGCGCGCGGCCCCTTCGTCGTGCCGCTGCCCTCGTCGTACGAGACGCGCTGGTTCTCCGTCAACGCGTCGTAGCCGTTCTCGCGCACGGCAGAACGGTGGAAAAAGAGTTCTTCGCCGCCGCCCGCAGGGCGAATGAATCCAAAACCTCTATCTTTAATCAAACGTTTAATCGTTCCGGTAGGCATCTACGATCTCCCTTTGTCGGCGCGCGCGCTTCCGTCCTACGCTCATCGCAGCACGGTGCTCGGCGGTACAGACGCGCCCTGTTAGCGCGGCTTTAATCTTAGCGGTGACGCTGGCACGCTGGACAGGGTCGCGCCATCGCTTCTTTAACAGCTCGCTGACGTCTGGCCTCTTGCGGCCGCGCAATTGGGCGGCGACGCGTTCCACTGCTTCAGAGTCAAGGACTGTCGTACGCGCTTACCTGTTTTGGTTCGCCGAATCTTATCTCTGACTTCCTGAGATAGGTGACGCCCACGGTGCGGCGACGGCCGGCCCTTTTGCGCCAGAGACATCCTTTGTTTCGTCTCCTCGCTGCAATGGCGCCGCGCCTGTCGCGCGCGCGCCTCTTTAATTCTCTCTCGCGTCTCGGCCGTGTGCCGGCGTCCTGTCATGCCAGGCCCGTGATCTGCGCTGACGCTGACGTTGTACTTGTTCGGCGTCGAGTCTAGGTGCCGCTGTTCCCTCTCACGGAGCTGCTCGCGCAGCAGTACGAGTTCCACGATCTCGAACCGGAACGCCACCGCGCCGTACTTGTTCCACGCCCGCTGCAGGTGCGCGCAATGATGCTGTTCGCGCGACAGTCCTCGCGAATGATCCTGCCAGCGGCCGGCGATGTCCTTCGAGCTGCCGATGTACCGGCAGCCGTTCACGGCGTTGACGATCGCGTAGACCCCTTGCATAGTCATTCCGCCCTGCACGCGTAGCCCTCGCCTGAGAGCCTGATGAGCAGGGCCTGCTGCTGCGCAGCCGACTCGCAGTCGACGACCACGCGGTTACACTCCGTCGTCTCGAACACGACCGTCCGGCGCGCGCCCTTCCGCTCCTGCCGGAGGACCTCCGTCAACGCGCGTAGGTCCTCCGGCAGCTCGAGCGCCATCTCGGCGATCTTCGCTGCGTCCGGCACGACCATTGTCGCGATCGGATTGATCGACAGTAGGAGCGCGCGCTCTTCATCGGCGGTGCAGTCGACGTACGCGACCGGCACGTCCGTTTCCTCGCCGCGCGTGAGCGCGAGTTCGACGCGCAGGTGCCCGTCGATCACCGCCTCGACGCCGCGCTGCTGGCCCCATGACTGGTCTGACCGGCGGTTGACGAGCACGTGCTGGACGAAGCCGACGCGCGTGAGCATGCCGTCGAGGACGTCCTGCTGCGGCTTCGGATGGACGAACGGGTTCAGCTCGTTCGCGAGGAGCTGCCCGGCAGGAACCATCGCCGTCCCGACGATACGGTTGCCGTACGGTGCCGCGATGGAATCTTTCTTACGTACCGCCATGCAGCCGCCGCGCGCGTTCAGTCCCGATAAGCCGCCGGATAAGGACGAGGGTTGACGTGTCGACGTCGGCGCCTAGGATCGAGCCGATGTCGAGCCGCTGGTTGACGAGGACGCCGAGCCGGTGCAGCTCGCCATCCGTTAGCGGCCGCTCCGGCACTGTGTCGAGCCTGTGGTCGGTACGGTGGCGTGTCGCGACCGTGCTCACGCGACGAGCCTCGGCTTCGCCGGCGCCTTCGCGGCCGGCTTGCTCTTACGCGCCTTTCGCTGCGCCCGGACAGCCGCCTGCCAGACGCGCTCGCCGGCCGTGTCCGTCTTTAGCCGGTCCTGCGTCCGCATGCCGTCGCGGTACCGGAAGGCGTTCGCCGCGATCAGCTTGTCGGCGAGCCGGTCCGGCCGGCCGGCGCGGAGGCGCACGATGACGCGGATGATGGCGTATGACGCCGTCAGGACGATTGCGACGACGGCGAGCGACGTGACCAGCGCGGCTGGCGTCAGCATGTACAGGATCGGCGGCAAGTATAGCCCCTTTCCGGAGCCGTTAGTAAAACGCGCGCGGCCGGACACGGTAACACACCGGTCCCGCGGGCTCTCTTCAGATCCTCATCATCAGTACCCGACTGCCACATCCAGATCCGAGAGTCACCCCTCCGATACAGGTTAGCTATCTGATTTGACGACTCGTCCTGACCCGCGCCGGCCGAAGCCGGAACCGCGCAACTCGAAATCAATCTCATTCGCTCCACATCGCGAGGCTCGCGAACCGCGACTGCTCCCGTATGTACGCTACCCTCGCCACGCCCGTCGGCCCGCCCTTGTTCTTCGCCAAGATCAGCTCCGCGATCCCGGCCTCAGGGTTATTCGGGTCACGGTTGTAGGCGTCGTCACGGTAGATCAGCACGATGTGGTCCGCGTCCGCCTCTAACGCCCCGGACTCCTTCAGGTCGGACATCTGCGGACGCTTGTCCGCGCGCTGCTCCGGCCCGCGCGTCAGCTGCGAGAGCACGACGACGACCGCGTCGAGGTCCTTCGCCATGCGCTTGAACTCGCGAGAGAGCTGGTCGACCTCGACCCGCCGGTCGCGCGCCTTCAGGTCACCCATCAGCTGCAGGTAGTCGACGATGAAAAGGCGCGCCTCGTGCTCCTCGCTGAGCCGCCGCGCCCACGCCTGCATCTGCGTCTGGGTCAGGACGTCGTCGACGATGAGCAGCCGCATCCGCCCGAGCCGCTCCACCGCGGCCGCGAGCCGCACGCCGTCCTTCTGCCCGATCGCGCGCGCCCGGAGCCTGTGCGAGTCGATTCCGGCCTGCCGCGCGACTGCCATCTCGGCGAGCGCGCGCCTATCCTGCTCCAGCGAGAACACGACGACAGACCCGCCGGACTCTGCGGCGTGCTCGGCGATGTTCATCGCCAGCGTGGTCTTGCCCATTCCCGGACGGCCGGCGATCATCACGAGCCGTTTCCGCTGGAAGCCGCCGAGGAGCATCTCGTCGAGGTCGGCGAACCCGGTCGCGACAGAGAGGCCGGCCTCCGGCGGCGTCTCCAGCTCGAGCAGGTAGTCGAGCGCCGCGGTGCCGATCCGGACTGGGCCAGCGGACTCCGGACGCGCGAGCGAGAGCAGCCGCGTGACGCCGTCCTCGACGATCATCGCTGGGTCCGTCTCCGCGTCGTACGCGTTCGTCAGGATCTGGTTCGCCGCGTAGATCGTCTCCCGGAGGAGCGCCTTGGCGCGGACGACGCGGCAGTAGTGCTCGACGTTCACGGAGCGAGGCACGCCATCTACGAGCGACGCGATATAGGCGGCCCCGCCGACTTCGTCCTCCTCGCCAGTCCGGTGCAGCTCGCTCCGGAGCAGTCCGAAGTCCAGCGCCGACCCGGCGGCGGCGAGCCGCTGCATCGCCTCCCAGATCCGCCGGTGTGCGTCGCGGTAGAAGGACGCACCGGCGATGATGGCTGCGGCCTTCGCCCAGCCGGAGTTCTCGACGAGGATCGCGCCGAGGATCGACCGCTCGGCCTCGAGATCGTGTGGGAGCACCCGGTCGACAGTCGGCACGGTCACGGACACTCGATCACCTCCGGGGCAGCATCGAACTTACGCCACACATGCACTACTCGACGCGTGTGTGGTGGCCACGGCCCAGCGGCGATGAAAGCCCGCATAGCAGCCGCAACGTCTGGCCTGCGTCGCATAGCTACGCTCTTAACCTGAACATAGACAGTCTCCGAACTATTCTTTGCCACAAGGTCCGAGCCCCACTGATCGCGCTTCGTCGGCACAGGGCCATTTGGAGTCCAGACAGTCCGCACGAGTTCCATGTCTGCGACTTGATAGCCGGCGCGCTCCAAGTGCTTCTTCGAGCGGCCCTTATAGTACGCGCCACGGCCTGCGTTCGTCGCCATCTATCGGCCGTCCTTGTGCACATCGACCCAACGGCGCACGTAGTCCTGCACATTTCGGTACCACACGAAAAGGACGCTGCGCGTTCCTATCCGCATTCCTATTCCCAGATCCCGACGTCCGCCAGCAGGCCGGCTGGCGTAAACCGGAACACTGCCATAAACCCTGAGTATCCGAGGTTGTGCGGCGCGCCAGGTTTCTTTAAGGCGATCTGCTCTCCGTCCTTGGCGACGACGGTCAACTCCCCTGTTGCGTCGTCGGTGCTGAAGACCACGCCTGCGCGCGTGAGCATGGCCTCGAACTGCTGCTTTTCGGTCATCGTGTCCCTCTAGAACGGGATGTAGTCGTCTGTGACCGGCGTCATCGCCGACGGGTCCGCCGCGTACTCCGGCTGCGCCCCGGCGTCGTCGTTCCGCGCCGGCTGTTCGTCCCGGCCACGGTCGCTCCGCGGCCCGCCGCCGAGCAGCGTCACGCGGTGGACCTTGACCTCCGTCATCCACTTCTTGTTCCCGTCCTTGTCGTCCCAGGACCGCGTCTGCATCGACCCCTCGATCGCGACCTGCTTCCCCTTCTTCAGGTACTCCTGCAGGCTCTCCGCCTGCTTGCCCCAGAGGACGCAACGGATCCATTCGGTCCGCTCCTTCTTCTCGCCGCTCTCGCGGTCCGTCCAGGCCTCCGTGCACGCGATGCTGAACGTCCCGACGGCCTGCCCGCCCGGCGTGTAGCGCATCTCGCAGTCACGCCCGAGGTTGCCGATCGCGATCACCTTGTTCAGCGAACCCATAAGTCTCCTTGCTGTGGGACGGATTCCCACACGATGGCAGAACTGCCGCTCGGCGCGCGACGACGACGGCCGCTGTCGCGCACGAGACCGGCGTCGCGGAGTTCGCCGCGCCGCTTTCCGGCGCTGGTCTGCTGCCTGTTCATCTTTGCGGCCAGCTCGAAGTCCGTCAATCCAGCCTGCCCGGCCTGGCGCAGGTGCGCGAGCGCGGTGTCGAGGTCCTTCCGTCGCACCTCCGGACCACGTACGGCGGCGGCGTGGCTCGTGTCCGGATCTGACGCCCTGACGTTCGCCATGACGTTCATCGTTTCACGCCGACGAAGCCGCGGAAGTTCATCCAGGCCCAGAACGTGTCGATCTCCTTGAACCCGGCCTGGCGTAGCAGCTCCATATTCCACGACGCCGTGACCGGCACGAGGACGCCCTCGAGCGACAGGCGCTTCCGCTCGATCGCCTCCTGCGAATAGCCGTTGTCCGCCTTCATCCGGTAGTACCGCTCCACCATGACGCGGTCCAGCCGCGCCGTCTCGCCGAGGACCTTCTCGACGAGGATGAACGCGCCGCCGTGGACCGTGTGGTCGTAGACGTCCTGCACGACGCGCTGCCGGTGCTCGATCGGAATGAACTGCAGCGTGAACACGGACAGCGTCACGGACGCGCGGACCTGCGGGTATTCCACGCGCAGGTCCATCGGCAGGATCTCGACGATGCCGTTGGCGACGTGGCCCTCGAACCGCTTGCGCGCCGCCGCGAGCATCGGCTCGCTGATCTCGACGCCGACGAACTTGTCGATGAACTTCGGCTTCGGGTAGAACTCCTCGACGAACGGCGCCAGCGCCTCGCCGCGCGAGCAGCCGATGTCGAGAACGTGCGTCCGCTGCTGCGCGAACTGCCTGCCGACGGACAGCACGGCGTCACGCATGACGTCATACTGCGGGATCGACCGCTGCAGCATGTCCGAAAATGCGTTGGTAACGTCATCGTTGAACTCCCATTTCCCGACAGGCATTGTTTTATCGCGCGTTTCTGGCATACGGACCTCGCTTCTTCCCGCGCATTCCTTCACTGATCCGCCTGCGGTGTTCGACGGATCGAGTCTTACCGAGATGCGCCGCGCTAATTTTCATGCGCCACGCATTAGTCACGCAGTAGACAACCATCGCGATCCTATCGCTCTCCCTTCGCGAGCGCGCGCATGAACCGTCCCATCCGACTGGCATTCGCGCGCGAGTTGTACCACCTGTTGACTCCAGACGGATGCGGCACGACGACGACCGTCGCGCCGCGGATCGTGACCGGCCGAAAGTACGTCGCGCCGAAGACGCCGAGCGCCGACGCCGCCCTGTGACCGAGGACGACGACCGTGCGCCCTCGCGTGAACCGCCGCCGAATCCGATCCGACCCTACCATCGCCTCGGCGATCGGGAATGACGACCCCTTGCCTGCGGCCCCAGGCCACGCCTGCAGGACGTTCGCGCGCGCGAAGCGCCTGACGAACGCGTCAAAAGAGATCCCGCTGAGCGTCGCCAGCTTCCGGCCGCACGCGCCCGTGATCGGCCTCCGTGGATCCCCTGTCCGCGCCGGCGCCTCGCCGACGATCAACGGTCTCACCATACATCCTCTCGAACGTCTCGCGGTAGAACGTCGCCGGCGCGTCCACGGCCGCCGCCGCCGCCTCGCGCATCCCGAGCCCTTCCTGGAACGCCACCTTCGCGCGACGCAGGATCGCGCGCGGCACCACGTCCTTGAACGCTTCCTCAAGCACGGCCTTCGGTCGCCGGTCGCGTCGGACGGACGTCTCCGGCAGGCTCCACGCCAGGTCGACGAGCGGCGGGTGCAGGAACGGCAACCGGCACTCGACGCCGGCCGTCATGAACGCCTTGTTGCAGCGCGCGAAGTTCTTCCGGTGCTGGTCAAGGAACAGCCGGCGCCGGTACGCGTGCCAGCCCTCGGCCTTGATGCCGTGGTAGGCGAACCCGTACGACCCCCACAGCTCGTCCGAGCCCTCGCCGGAGAACACGACCTTGAACCCGTCCGACCGGATCCGCGCTGCCAGGACCAGGCAGGCCCAGCCGATCTCGACCTGCGCCTTGTGCGGCAGCTCGATGGCCGCGACCGTCCGCGCCAGGTCTGTCGGCGTCGGCGCCGGGATGTCGACCTCGCGCAGGTCCACGCCGAGGTCGGAAGCAGCCATCCTAGCCATCCTGAGGTCGCTGGATCGACGATCCTGCACGGCCACGTAGGTCACCAAGGCCGGCATCGCCTGCAGCGCAGACCACGCCACGACGGTCGAGTCCAGCCCTCCGGACAGCAGCGCGCAGACCGGCACGTCGGCCATGGTCCGGTCTGCCACCCCACGGATGACGGCCGACCGGACGGCGGAGGCAGCTGCCTCAAATCCCAGCGCTGACGGCTCAGGCTGCCCGTTGGTGTGAAAGGAGAACGACCGGCTTGCGCTAGCATTGCCGAGGACCACGACCGCTCCTGGTGGCACGTAGCTGGCCGGCCCCATCCGGCCGGCCGCCTGCAGGACCTTCAGCTCGCTGGCCGCGGCCGTCTCCGTGTAGTGCAGCGGGATCTCGCCGAACCGGTCCCGCGCCAGCCAGAGCTGCCCATCACCGTGCGTCCACGCCGCAGCGAACATCCCGTCCAGCCGCAGGAGCCCTTCCCAGCCCCACTCGTCCAACGCCGTCGCGACCACTTCCGTGTCGCCGGCCGTCCTGAACCGGCGCCCGAGCGCCTGCAGCTCCGCGCGCACGGCCTTGTGGTTCCAGACCTCGCCGTTGTAGCTGAGCGTCGTGCGACCGACGACGAACGGCTGGTCGCTGCGCGGGTCCAGGTCGACGACGGCGAGACGCGCGTGGCCGAGCGCGACGCCTCCGTGCTGGACGATGCCCATCGCGTCCGGCCCGCGATGGCGAGTCGCCTCGACGCCGCGCTCAACCGTGCCGAGATCGAAAGCCGCCACGACGCCGCACATTAGGCGCCGTCCTTCTTGAGCACCGCGACCAGCGCCTCGCCGACCGCGCGCATCATCGGTGGCGGCACGGCGCGGCCGAGCCGCTCCCACTGCTGCGAGTACGTGCCGGTCAAGACGAAGTCGTCCGGGAACCCACAGATGCGGCGCAGCTCGGCGATGGTGAACTTTCGCCGCTCTAACGGATGCGTGACGGATGCAGCTGACGTACCGCCGAGTTGCGTGACCGTCGGACACACGTCATCTGGGTGAGGCCGGATCAGGCTCAGGTACTTATCGCTCTGCTCACCTGGTTGCAACTTATCCCACTCCAGTCCGACCGCGTTCCCTAAGGCGCTCTGCGGTTCCACACCGTAGCTCGGTTCATGCAGGCGCTGCTCGTCGAGCAGCGCCTGCATCGACTCCGTCGCCTTAATCGTAACGGCCGGCTCGTCGATGCTTGAATCAATCCGGTGGAATTGCGAACCGCTCCGATCGGTGATGACCGTCTCAACCGGACGCTGAGTGATAACACTCAGCGTCCGGTTGGTGATCGTTTCCGACGGTTCATCAACAGACCTCGGCGCGTGGCCGTCATAGCCGTGTGAGCCCTCGATCACAACGTCACACTGGCGGTCCGAAATAGATTGCAGCCGCTTGTCGCCGAGGACCGTATCGGCATCAGGGGGACCGCCACCGTCAACGATGAAATGCGTTGAACATAAACTCCCGGCGCCGACCTTTATGGTCGGCGCCGGGGCATCTGTTACGTCTCTCGGCGGCGTTCCTTTATAGCCCTCATCGTAGATGACGCGCGGTAAGTCTCTGGGATCGGCGCGATTCGCGCCGATCCCACCAGGCGCATCAATGCTGCGCAGGCGGCCGACGCCTTCTCCGTAGTCGTCCTCTTGGATCGTAACTCGTTCAACGTTATGGCCGTAGAAGGAGCCCATGCTGTCACCAGTAGGCACCGTCGGACACGGTGCCTCAGCGTTCATCCGATCTTCCGGCTTCTGCCAGTCGCTGTCGCTGTGCCCCTTCGCCGTCGCGGAGGTAATCCATGGGATCGCCTCACGGATCGAGTAACGGTGCGCCAGCTTCCGCGGCCACGCCGGTCGGCCGACATCCTTCCGCACGCCGATAAAGATCAGCCGCACGCGCCGCTGCGGGACACCGAGCCACTGCGCATCCAAGAGCCTGGCCTCGACGTTGTACGGCAGCGTCCGCATTTTCCGCAGGTAGCGCCTGAAGAACCCGACCGCGACGCCCTTCACCATCCCGGCGACGTTCTCAGCTACGAACGCGCGTGGGCGCAGTTCATCCACGAGTCTGATGTACTGCTCAAACAGATCATCCGTCCGCTGCTTCGTGTCACTGTAGGACCGCACCTGGCCCCAGCCCTTGCTGCCCTTACCTGCCGTACTAAACGACGCGCACGGAGGTGAGCCGACGAACAGGTCGATCTCCCTGCCGCCGAGCGCGGCCGTGATCTCCGCGCCGGTCACGGTCCGGATGTCTCGCGTATCCAGCAGCGACCGCGGGTGGTTCGCGCGGAACGTGTCCTGCGCGGCAGGTATGAACTCGTTGCCCCACAGGACGTCGTAGCCGGCCATCTCTAGCCCGAGGTCGCTGCCGCCGCAGCCGGTAAACGTCGACACGGCGAGCAGCCCATTCGACTGGACGGCGGCGATCTCACGCATCAGCGGGATGCGGTACTGAGGCTTTACGCCGTCCTCAGCAGCGCTCCCTCGCAATACACCGTCGGTGTATTGCGAGGTATTTACCGATCCGATCCCACCAGCCATCACCGTCGGCGCAGGTTTATCAGGAGGCACGACGAGGCGGCGCGCACCGGCGATGTCGAACCGATGCGACCCGGTCCGCTCATCACCGAGGTAGGTCTGCGTCAGCTTCGCGTCGCCCATGCCGGCTGCCATGACCGTCGGCGCCTGCGCGTCTGCATCGACGATGCAGACGCGCGTGTTCAGTGACAGATCCTCGTCCGGCTCCTCAGGAGGCGCGGCGTCGGTCGCCAGGCCGACCTCCGCGTCCACGTCAGGCACGCACTCGGCGAGCAGCTCACCGACGGACCCGAACGGAACACCGTCGAAGACGAACGGCGCGGCCGACGGCGCAGCCAGGATCTCGTCGAGTGGGTCCGGCTCGGCGACACCAGGTACGTCGATCGGGACGACTGTCTCGGCGCCGGTCTCGGCGTCGAACGACATGCCGAGCTGCCAGTCATCCGACGCCCTACGCTTCGCCATCGCCGTCCTCATTGATCTCCGCGCCGGTCGGCGGCAGTGGGTTGCCGCGCCACTCGTAGCCGCAGTGCGGACAGCGATACTCCGGATTGGTCGTATCCAAGTCGACGCGCTGGAACGCGTCCGACGCCTGCGCCTCCTTCATCCGCTCGACCGTTTCTAGATCGAACATGTCCTCGAGCAGGCCATCCACCGGCTGCGCCGGCTTCCGCGCGTCGTCTATCACCATGGGCGTATCCTTTTCAGGCCCGCGCGTCGATGCGCGCGAGCAGCCTGTCTGCCTCGAACCGCTCCGCGTCCGTCAGCTTTCCGCCGCCGACGGCGTCCTTGAGCAGTCGGTGGACTAGTGCGAGCGCCGCATCCCTGTTGATGAACAGCACCTTGTTCTTCGGGTTCTTGCGCACGCCTGCCAACGGATCGAGCGGCGTCTCCTTCGTCATCATGACCCCTTGGGCGCGCGGCGTTCTCGGCTTCGGCGCAGCCTTCGTAACTTTGCGCGCGCGCTTAACTTTGCCTGTTGCCTTCTTCTTCGCCATGTCGTCGTCCCCTCCGGCTTCCACCGTCTGTGCCGCCGGTGGATCCGGCAGCAGTTGCTCCGTCACGTCCGTCACGGGCGGGCTGCCCGTGTCCGGTCCCTTGCCTATTGTCTCGTCCCCGAATGGCACATCTGTCCTCCTTGCTTGCCGCTTCACTGCCACGCGCGCCGCGGCGCCTGCCCTGTCATACTCCTGCCCGCGAGAGGACGCCGCCGACCTCTTCCTCGTCAGGCGCATCTCGTCCGCCTGCCGCTGCATCTCCTGCGCGATCCGGCTCACGGCCCGCGCTTCTCCCACGCGCGGCAGCGTGCGCCCTGCCCCTCGAGCCTGCTCATCGCGTCGTCCCGCTTCCGCACGTCGGCGAACGAGGCCGAAAAGCCCCACTCGCTGATCGCCTGGTCGGCGCCGGCCTTGATCGCCTTATCCAGCCGCGCGACGGACCATGGCCTCCCGTCCTCGCCCTCCGCGGCCTTGTCGAGCCACTTCTTCTGCTGCGGGGGCGGCAGCGCGGCGACCTTCTGATGGTGGCTGAACGTCAGGACGTCGAGCCGCCGGACTGCCTCCGGCACCTTCTCCGCCACCCACTCGTAGCCGCGCTGAGTCTCGTCCGACCAGCCGGTCGCGGCGCTGAGGATCTGGTCGGCCCGGTCGCCGAACCGCTTCCGGAAGTACTTCGCCGCGTCGCCGAGCGACATCTGAATGCACCGCTCGAACGTCCGTAGCGTCTCCCATAGTGCCTCGCACGCGTCGAACGACGGATTGCCGGTCACGACCAGCCCCTTCGGCGTCACCTCGAAGTACTCGCTGATGCCGACGGATACGATCGTCTCCTGCACGACTGCGAAGTTCTTCGTCACGCGATCCTTTCGAAGATAGAGAGTAAGCGGACTCTATGGTTCGTCGAACGCAGGACATCTATCACTGTTCCTTCGGAGCTTCTGCGCCCCATACGTCCCACCCAGGCGCGGTACGCCGAGCGAACTGTTCGAGGTATGGACCGGCGCTCACGCACTCGATGATCCGCCGCATCTCTTCCGGCTTCTTCGAATGCTCGCGTCTCGGCGCTTCGAACGCGTCAGGTAGGTCGGCCGGAAGGAGCAGATCGAGATCGGTCGGCTCCGGCGCGTAGAACACGGTCTCACCCTGCGCGCGTTTCCCGTCGGCCTTCACGCGATACGGCAGCGAACCGCGAACTGCGAAAAGTACGTGCTCAGTCTTGCCACGGAAATACTGACCGAGTCCTGGCCTATCTTTCACCCACGTACAGATAGTGACGTAGCGGAAGCCTGCCGCCTTAAGGCAGTCGAGACCGGCCTGTAGGTAGTTGTTCGTGACCCAGCAGTAGAGATGCGCGTCCGGCGCGGACCATTCGCCGAACGTCCGGAAGAGATCGACGATCGCGTCGACGTCCATCAGGTCGTAGTGCTTGTCGGCGCCGCGTTTGATCTGACCACCGCCGCGTTCCGGCCACGGCGGATCTTGATACAAGACATGATAGCGTCCGGCTTGCGGTGGTACGGCGACGGTCGGTCCGAAGAGACTCATTCGGACAGATCCTCGTGAATAATCGAGTACATTACGTGGAACAGCATGCGCGCGGCCTCGAACGTCCACGGGACCACCGTCGCGGCGTACGGCTCCTCCGGTCTGGCGTCCGGCAGCGGTGATGGCGGCATCAGGTCCCGCTGCTCCGTCCGCAGCATCCGCCGGTCGACAAGCTTCAGCGACGCCGGCTCCTCCGGCGGCAGTCCGAACCGCGCGTAGATCATCGCCTGCAGCCGCGCCTCGGCCTCCCGGTACGCCGCCATCTCCGGCCGTCGCTTCAGCGGACGCGGGACGTCGCAGAGGTACGCCTCGGCGGCGTCGTGGAGCAGGCCGTGGAGCTGGTCCTGGCGCGTGCCGCCGCCGTCGCGGAGGGCGCGGCTGACGAGCACCGAGTGCTGGGCGACGGAATACGGAACGCGCGCGTGGCCGTTGAACCTGTTCGTCGCCGCGAGCGCGTGCGCGATGTCCTCGATGCGGATGTCCTCCATGCGTGGCGCGAGCGGCAGGAACGCGATCCCGGACGCCGTCGTGTACCAGTCGTGCTCGCTCATGCCGCCGGCTCCTCCCAGACCTGCCCGTCGCGCTCGAACCGCAGGCGCCCGTCGCACTCCTGCTCCGTCAGCGCGTCGATCGTCAGCCGTCCCTCGTCGTAGTCGTCGTGATGGCCGTCGCACAGCGCCAGGCCACCTTGCTGGCAGTGCCGCCGCTCCGGCGCCTGCCCGCGCGTCTTGCTCCGGCGGTATGGCCCCCAGTGCGCCCATTGCAGCTCCCCGCTGCAGGCCCCGAATAGCGCCTGTGTTTCCGCGTACCAGGAGAGACGGCAGCGGTCGTGGTCGCGCGCCATCACTCGCGCGCGCACCCAGACCTTCCTTGTCTTTTCGGCGCGCTGCCGCCTGGCCTTCGTCCGCTTCCGCGGCTCCCCTTTCGGGATCGGAGAGCGGGACATGTCAATCGCCACGACGTCCTCCGAGTAGCGCGTCGATGGCGTCAGCGAGATCGGCCGCCGCGGCCGCCCTGCGCACCGGCTTCCTACTCGTCCTTCTCGGCATTGACCTTCACGACCGGCTTCTTCTTCTTCCGTCGGACCGTAATCGTGCTCTCGCCGTCCGGCGGCTCGATCTCGATCACGATGTCCTCGGACTCGTACCGGTCCTTCTTGTGCCGCATCATCACCTTCTTCAGCTCGCCCTTCGCCGCGACCTCCTTCTTCGTGAGCGACATCCGCGCGTCGCGCTGCTCGATGTAGTCATCCGCCGCCTCCTCGATGTCCTTGATCTTCCGCTCGGTCATCTCCGGGAGGTCCGCCTGCCTACTGCGCTTCGTCTTCGCCATCCGTGTCACCTCCGCCGCCAGCCGTTAAGCGATTAACCTCAGCGCCCGCTGACAGCGATGCCGGACGCTCTCGCCTGTGCACAATCTCCCCGCCGGCCGTCAGCCTGGCGAGGCCGACCTCCAACAGCCCGGCGCAGCGCACCGGCTGCGCGCCGCTCGGCCGCTCACGCTGCGCCCGGCGGTAGGCTGCGAGGAACTCCTGCCGCTTGACCAGCAGCGCCGGCCCGGCCGGCGTGGCGCAGAACGCCGACCACGCCCCGAACGTCGCCAGCAGCGCGGCCGCCGTCACCGGGTCCTCGATCTCCAGCGACCGGTAGGAGCCGACCTGCTCCGCCGCGCGCTCCAGCCCGTTCCAGGCGAGCAGCGCGGCGTCGTCGGCCGAACCGACGAGCGCCTTCCGTATCTCCGCACTGTGCGGGAAGAACCCGGAGCCTTCCCGGCTCGCGCGCCGCGCGGCGGCGACGACCTGCGCCGGCTCGAACTCCGCGAGGTCGGCCGCGTAGATCCTGACGCGCGCCTCTGCGAGCTTGATGCCGTGCCGCTCCGCCAGCTCGAACAGCAGCGCACCGAACCAGTCAGCGACGTCCCCGTCGGCCTTCAGCGCCGACCCGGCGAGTCTGTACTGCACGAAGTTGATGACGACGACGTCCACGCTCATTCCCATACGCCTACCGCACGCAGGGCGCCAGAGATGTCGAATGGAAAATGACCTGGAACCCGGGATACCAGAGGTTCCGCTCGCTGTCCTTCGCGTTAATCACGACCTCGACGCCGCCGCACGGCGGCTGCAGCCTGTCTCGGCTATCAACCTGCTCCATATGACACGTCACGCCAGCCCGCGTTAGTATCGCCTCGAACTGCTCGCGCTCCGTCATCGGTCAGTCCCTCACGTCGTGCTTCAGCCGTCCGACAATGATATGCTCGACCGCCTCCTGCTGCCGGATGGTCACCGTGTCGGTCGCGTCAATCGTCTGAGCGATTCCCTCAAGCGTCCGGCGCGCCCATTCATAGTGCCCGGTCAGCAGCAGCTCCTCGATCCGTTCGAGCATCGTAAAGGCATCGTCAGGCATCGCGGCTCGGCTCCGTTACAGGCTCAGGCGCCGCCGGCACGTCCGCCTCGGCGATCCAGAGCTGCGCCTCGACGAACGCGCCGCCGTCCGCCATGTAGTGGACGTCGGCGTACAGCTCGACGGACGCGCCGGCGACGGCGGCGAGCTTGCGCCGCGCGGCCTCGCGGAACGCGTCCTGGTCCTTCCGCGGCTCCATCAGTTCCTCCTCTGACCCAGCGACGCTTCGATCTGCGCCAGCCGGCCCTCCTCGTCGCGCGCCTCGACGGACTCCAGCGCGATCTGCTGCCAGTACCGCGCACGCTGCGCATGGCTCGGTACGCACGTCCGGATGAATGATTCCAGCGCCGCGCGCAGCGCGGAGGCGACGAGCCCGGCCTCGATCCGCTGCGTCCCGGCGGCTGCCGCGATCTCATCCTCCGTCGCCGCGTCGAGCGCCGTCCCGACGGCGCACGCGAGGCGGACGACGAGCGCCTTCCGCGCCTCCGGGTCGAGGTCCGGGCCGAGCACCTCACGCGCGATGCCGTCAGGCGTCCTGCGCCTCCGTCCACTGCGCGCGCGCGCGGCTCTGCACCGACAGCCCCCGGGCGTAGAGCGCCTCCAGTTCACGGACGGCCTGGTGATCCTCCCCAAGCGGAGCGAGGTAGCGTCTCCATATCCGCAGCACGTCCAGCAACGGCGAGACGTCGACGCGGCCAGTCGCCCGCAGGCGCCGGTCCGTCTCGGCGAGCGCCGCGTCCATGTCGCGCACGTACATGCGATGGACCAGCCGGGCCAGGAACCGTGCGATCATCGTCTCGTCCTCCCCGTCGCCTTCATGATCTCGCTGACGTTGTCAGCGGTGCGGTCTGCGAGGGCCGCGCCGCGCTTCCGCCGCAGCAGCAGGTACTGGGCGTGGAACGCGAAGTCCCGGACGTTGCTGTGGCGGCACCTGCTGACGACCGGATCACCGCCCTGCGCGACAGGGCGCACGGCCGCGAAGAATTCCGCGATGAGGCCGCACGCCGTCTCCTCGCCGAGCTGTGCGTGCATCTGCGCGAGGTGCTTCCGGTCTTCTGCCGGCGACGTCTGGAAGTAGGGGAATCCCCATTGCTTCTCGTACGCGAGCTGGAACGCGCCTTCAAGCCTCACGGTCGGCGACCCAGAGTCGAGCTTCTCCTGCGGCGTCGGCACCTTGCGCTTCCGCTTGCCGCCTGGCGGCTCCAGCGTCAGTTCGTCCGTCACTCGTCCCCTCCCGCTCCAAGATCCGGTGGCACGTCCCGCAGGACCAGCAAGTCCACGACCCGGCGACGCGCAACGTATTCCCGCAGACGCATCGCTGCAGCAGGTCCGGCCGCGCCAGTATGCGCGAGCGCGCCGCTACCACTCCAGGCTCCGCTGCGGAGACGGCGGCAGCGTGAGCGTCTCGCCGTCGCCTCCAGCTCCGGCTTCGAGCCGGTGCGCCGTCCCGCGGCTCTTGCCGCGCAAG